GATGAAGAAGTTCTGGAACTGGACGAACAGCACGGAGACACAGACGAGGACACTTCACCTCAACGGAACAATCGCCGAGGAAAGCTGGTTCGATGACGATGTCACACCACAGCTTTTTAAGGATGAGTTGTATTCCGGGGATGGTGATGTTACTGTTTGGATTAACTCTCCGGGCGGTGACTGTGTTGCTGCAGCACAGATTTACAATATGCTAAAAGATTATAACGGAAATATCACCGTAAAAATTGATGGCATTGCAGCATCGGCAGCATCAGTTATTGCAATGGCAGGCACAACAGTTTTGATGTCTCCCGTTTCGATGCTTATGATTCACAACCCTGCAACTCTCGCTTTCGGTGATGCCGGGGATATGAAAAAAGCAATCGAAATGCTTAATGAGGTCAAAGAATCCATTATTAATGCTTATGAACTCAAGACAGGAATGTCAAGAGCAAAAATATCGCACCTTATGGATTCCGAAACTTGGATGAATGCATATAAGGCAGTTGAGCTTGGCTTTGCTGATGACATCCTCTTTCGTAATGCTGACGAGGATACAGATGACGATGACGAAGAAAAGCTCGAAATCGGAAAAGAAACCGAGGAAGAGCCGGAACCTCCCACTCCTGAAAAAGAGGATGACGAGGAAGATGAGGAAAAGAAAACACCACCGACTCCACCGACAAAGCAGAAGGCGGATGCGATGATGTTTTCTCGCAAAACTGCTGATAATGCCTTGATGACAAAAATCTCAAAGCATTATAAAGAGACCCCGGCAACACCTACAAACAAAGGTCGTTCCGTAAACGAACTTATGGAACGATTAAATCTTATGAAAAGATAATTTTAAGGAGGATTTATACTATGAACATTATTGAAATGCGTAACAAAAGAGCAAAGGCATTTGAAGCGGCAAAAGCATTCTTGGAGGCACACGCTACTGACGGAATCCTTTCTGCTGAAGATAGTGCTACATACGATGACATGGAAAAGAGCATCAAAAAGTACGATGAAGCAATCGGCAGAATGGAAAGGCTCGAAGCAATGGATGCCCAGCTTTCAAAGCCTGTGTCTGCGCCTATTACCGAAAAGCCTGTAAAAGCTACCGAAGATGTCAAGACGGGTCGTTCTTCCGACGCATACAAAAATGCGTTCTGGAATCAGGCTCGTGCAAAAGGTGGTGTTTCTTATGAAGTAAGAAATGCTTTGCAGGAAGGCGTAGATACAGAAGGCGGATACCTTGTGCCGGATGAATTTGAAAAGACACTTGTTACATCTCTTCGCCAGAAGAATGTAATCCGTGACCATGCACATGTATTTACCACTAACAGCGGTTCACACAAAATTCCGATTGTAACAACAAGAGGTACAGCTTCTTGGGTTGATGAGGAAGGTGCAATTCCCGAAGGTGACGATGTATTCGGTCAGCAGCAGATTGGTGCCCATAAGGTAGGCACTTTGATTAAGGTTTCTGAAGAACTCCTTAACGATTCTGCATTTGACCTTGAGAGCTATTTTGCAACCGAGTTCACAAGACGAATCGGCGACAAGGAAGAAGAAGCATTCCTCGTGGGCGATGGTCAGGGCAAACCTCTCGGCATTCTTGCTGCAACAGGTGGTGCTGAAGTCGGTGTAACCGCTGCTTCTTCTACTGCTATTACAGCAGACGAGATTATCAATCTGTTTTACAGCCTTGAAGCTCCGTATCGTAAAAATGCGATTTGGATTTTGAACGATTCAACTATTGCCGCAGTGAGAAAGCTCAAGGATACAACTGGACAGTATTTGTGGCAGCCTGCTCTCCACGAAGGCGGACACGAGACCTTGCTCGGCAAGAAAATCTACACCTCTCCCTTCGTTCCTGAACTTGCAGCCGGAGCAAAAACTGTGGCATTCGGTGATTTCAGTTTCTATTGGATTGGTGATAGACAGGGTGTAACCTTCCGCAGACTCAATGAGCGTTATGCTGATACAGGTCAGGTTGGTTTCCTTGCAACAAAGAGACTTGATGGCAAGTTGGTACTTCCCGAAGCAATCAAGGTTCTTCAGATGAAAGGTACAACTTCTGCCTAATTAACGAAAGCGAGGGTTGATAATGAATAATCTGCTTACACGGCTGAAAGCCAATTTAATTATTGAACACACCGATGACGATGCTTTTTTGAAAAAGTTGTTGTCCGTGGCTGTGGCATACGCAGAGAGTTATCAGCACCTTCCAATGGGTACATATCAATCCTCAAATATGTCGGAAACCACCTATCAAGCCGTTATTATGCTTGCTTCTCATTTATATGAAAGCCGTGATGGTTCGACGGGTGGTTTCTTTGCAGACAATGTTCAAGCGAGTCAGCAGGTTTGGAATGTTGTAAATAGCCTGCTCCGCTTGGACAGAGATTGGAAGGTGTAAGCTATGAGCTTTGGCAAAATGAACACTTACATTAATTTCTTTTATAAAGCTCAAGCAAAAGATGACGAGGGTTTCAAACAGGAAACCGAGGTGTGGCTCAAAAGCATACGTGCATATCGTGAGGGTCGGCATGGAACTGAAAAATGGGCAAATCGTGCTGCCTTCACGGATGCAACAGACCTTTTCCGCATACGAAATGTTCCCGATTTTACACCTACTACCGATATGCTTATTGAGTATAAAGGAGAGATGTTTGAGATTACTTCGGTCGAGGATGTGAAAGGTCGAGGTATGTATATAGAAATTCTCGCAAGGCAGGTGAAACCGAGTGGCTAAATGTACTGTTAAACTGCCGGAGGAACTTCTCTCAAAACTCTCACGCCTCGGCACTCAAAGTGATGCGATTGCCGAACGTGTTTTGAAAGCCGGGAGTGATGTAGTTCTTGCAAAGGTGAAAAGCAATCTTTCTACCGTTATCGGAAGCGGAGTGAAATTCGATAAGCGTTCCACCGGAGAACTTGAGCGTTCTCTCGGTGTTACCCCGGTAAAGGTTGACAAGGAAGGCAATCACAATGTAAAGATAGGCTTTTCAGAACCCCGTTCCGATGGCGAGAGTAATGCTAAAATTGCAACCATTATTGAATATGGTAAATCGGGACAGCCTCCGAAACCTTTTTTGAAGCCTGCAAAGTCATCTTCCAAAGATGCCTGTGTGAGTGCTATGAAACGCAAACTTGAAGAAGAGGTGGGAAATTTATGAGCTTACTTTCGGAAATAACATCCATTGCAAGGAAACTAAATATATCAGCAGAAACGGGTGTGTTTTCCGGGACATCACCTGATCAGTATCTTGTAATTACACCCGTTTCCGATAATTTGACTCTTATGGCAGATAACGAACCTAATGCTGAAGTGCAAGAGGTTCGCCTTTCCATTTTTTGCAAAGGCAATTATAACTCAATTAAAAATAGTTTGACCCGTGAAATCCTCAATGCTGATATAACTATTACAGACCGCAGATATATCGGACACGAGGATGACACGGGGTTTCACAATTACGCCATTGACGTGGCAAAATTATACGAATTGGAGGTATAGATTTATGGCAACAATCGGTCTTGACCAGCTTTATTATGCAACAATTACAGAAGATACTGAAGGCAATGAAACCTATGGTAAGCCTGTAAGACTTGCAAAGGCTATGACAGCAGAGCTTTCTGTTGAACTTGCTGAAGCAACACTTTATGCGGATGATGGTGCTGCGGAGGTTGTAAAGGAATTTCAGTCCGGCACACTCTCACTTGGTGTGGATGACATTGGTTCAACTGTTGCAAGTGAACTGACAGGAGCAACAATTGACGAAAATATGGTGTTGATTTCAACGGCTGAAGATGGCGGTTCGCCTGTTGCTGTAGGTTTCCGTGCTAAAAAGGCAAACGGAAAATACAGATATTTTTGGCTTTATAAAGTCAAGTTCGGTATTCCCGCAACAAGCCTTACTACAAAAGGTGAAAGCGTTGAATTTTCAACGCCTACAATTGAGGGTACTGTTATGAGAAGAAACAAAGTTGATGATTCCGGCAAGCATCCGTGGAAAGCTGAAGTAACCGAAGGTGATAATTCTCTTGCAACTGCAACAATAGAGAATTGGTTTTCTACTGTTTACGAACCATCTTATTCATAAGGAGGAACTGAAAAATGAATGATAACGAAAGAACTGCAACAATTAAAATCGGTGATGAGGAATACAACCTCATTCTGACCACAAAGGCTACAAAGGAAATCGCAGGACGATATGGTGGTTTGGAAAAGCTCGGCGATAAGCTGATGAAATCCGAGAACTTTGAAATGGCTCTCGGTGAAATAGTGTGGCTTATTACTCTTCTTGCCAACCAGAGTATCCTTATTCATAATCTTAAGCACAAGGACGCACCGAGAGAGCTTCTCACGGAAGATGTGGTTGAACTTCTGACAAATCCCCTTGATTTGGGTGAATACAAAGAAGCAATCACCGAAGCTATGTATAAAGGTACAAAGCGTAATGTAGAAAGCGAAGCCGACACAAAAAACGCACAAGTCGAGTAAGTGACGAAGAGTTATTTACTCGGCTTTTATATTACGGATTGGCACATCTTCATCTTTCCTATGATGAGGTGTGCCTTATGCCTTTTGGTCTGCTTCTTGACCTTTGGGAATGTCACAAACAATATAACGGCATAGCAAAGCCGAAGCAAGAAACATTCATTGATGACATTATTCCTTATGGAATATAATAAAACCCCACCTGACTTGTAGTTCAGATGGGGTTTGCATCAAAGATTATGTTTTTCTGCCCGGTGCTGTGCTATATCGTAAACTTCATCATCGGCTCTTGCTCCTATAACAACAACGAGCATTTGACCATCGATTTTTACGAGTTTATACACGACACGGATACCTGCACTTTTGAGCTTAATTTTCAAAAATCCTGAAAGATTATTCCCTTGCTTGTTTCCAAGTGGTTTTCCATAACCGCCTTCGGATGCAGGCAGCGGATTTTCAAGAACCTTGTTGATTGCTTTTGTAACCATTATCTTTTGGTTTCCTGCAAGTTCAGCAAGGTCTTTTGCTGCTTCGGGTAGATAGCCGAGTTTCCATTTCATTCAATTTCCACCTCGCCGATTGCATCCAAGTCTTCCTGTGTAATGCCAAGTTCCTTATACAGGTCTTCGGCAGCGATTACAGTAGAAGGGTCAAAGTGTGCCATACGCTCTGTTGCAACAGCAAGCAGGCGTGCGTCATTCACTTCATCCATAATGCGGATATATTCATCGGGAGCTAAAAGAACACATTCCGCTGCGTTGTTTTTCATAACAACTTTAGCGCCAGTCTGCTTTACTTCCTCGAATATTTTTCCGGCAAGACCTCTGTTAAACAAGGAAATGGAAATTGTATCTTTGATTGCACTTGCGATATTAGCCATATTGCTCACCTCCGTGATTATAGTATAACACAACAATAATAATTTGTCAATAGTTTTACTGATAAATACGCTGACAAACATATTGACATTCTTATCAGTAATATTATATGCGTTTTCAAATGAAAATTGCAAGTAAATTTTGTAAATTTGAAAGGAGGCGGTTAACATGGCAGATGATTTTGGTTTCAAGATAGGTCTTGAAGGTGAAAAAGAATTCAAAAAAGCCTTATCTGATATTAATCAGTCTTTTAAGGTTCTCGGCT